TATTGTTTATACAGTTCTCAATAAGGTGTAATTAATTGAGAATCAATAAGGTTTTATTGTTGAGAATAGGGTGTTTAATACCTTGTTTTATGTGCTTATAATCTTATAAATGCTTCCTGGTATTATGATTATAAGACCTTATAAGACCTTATAAGACCTTATAAAGGGTGTCAGGTCTTGTGGACTTAGCGAGCGTATCATAAGGAGCGCAGTTTGTCAAGTCCGCCGCCCGCGAAAATTTTCCGAGACCCCACACAAGACTCATAAGCACTTGACATTCTTATAAGTTCGTGATAGAATCTAGACGAGATTATGTGTCGAGAAGAACATAATTCTCGACGAGACCGCATATATATTGGTATGAATCTCGACGAGACACTATATTGAATCTCGTCGAGTTTTATGGTATAATACGAAAGCGTTCACAAATCTCGACGAGCTTATGTACGACGACTACGATCTCGACTACACATACACAGGCAACGATTACGCGGATCTCGACGAGTATTATACACAGGATCTCGACGAGGATTATGCACGTGACGGGCAGGATTATCAAGATCTTGCGTATCGCCATTATGCATGATATAATCTCGACACACTACACATAACTATCATGCCTACACAAAAGCGCATAGTTACGGTTACATTAGACATAGAGTGTTATGATGATCTAGATGTGGAGGATATTAATTGGCGAGAGTTATTGCAACTCGAACCTGGTGAGGATGTCAAGTCTAGGGTAAAAGAATTCGATCCATCCTGGTAGTGTGCCAGTTTAAATATTGCCACAGGACCTCTTATTCTCAATAAGGGGTTTCTTATTGAGAATGAATATTTTATGGTAGGAGGAGTGGCGATGTATTGTCGTCAGCAGGGATACCTCTCCCCTCATTAGATTTCTTATAAGATAGCACGGCACCGGTGCCCAGATCAAGGGGTCTTATGCCAGTTCTTCTAGTGGCACAAGAGGGGTTGTGATCTGCCACGTGGCGGGTTATGTTGGTTTCGTTCCTGAGATTTCCGATGATTTTTCTCACTTCCACCAATCACGGTTGTGTGTATACTTTGAGTCAGGAAGATGGCGATGAGTTGTATTATGCTCCGATCTATGCAAATGGTAATATTAACCTCGAAGAATTCGCTCCCGTTGATATGAACGAAGTCGATATGGATGATATGGAGATTTATGATATCATGCGTCGTCTTAAAGTTATGAATGAGGTGTGACGGTTTAGCAAGTGGCACAAGATCGGTTGAAATCCGATCTTCCCCCTGATAAATTACATTCGTTCCTGAGAGACAAACCATGTTTGATGAACTCTGGCAAGAGATTCAAGACATGCCAGGTGAGATTTTCGACCTGGACATTCCCGAACTTCGTGAAGGTGAGAAGTTCGATGTCAATGAGTACCTGAACGCAAATTACGATTACTGATGTTGTTTCAAGTCACCGCAATCGAGTTTGATTTTGATGAGGATGATGACTTTCCCGAGCATCAATTCTCTAACATTACCGATGAAACGATTGGTATGATTTGGGAAGCAGATGATGAAGATGATCTAGTTGAAGAGATCACATGTGCCACAGGTTGGTGCATCAAATCCATTGATTATCGTCACGTTCTGAAATGACAATCAACCGCGAAGAACTCATCGCTGATTATGCTCAGCAGATCCTAGATGGAATGGACATGAAAACAATGGAGTGTTTCGTTTATGATACTTTGAGGGACAATCTTTCGTCCTATTCTGATGAAGAATTGATCGCTGAGGTTACAGAATACAATCCCGAACTGCTGGAGGATGTGACAGTCTAAGAAGTGGCACAAGGGGGGTTGCAATGCCCCCCGATCTGGTCCATACTACCTTTGTCAACGCGATTCAACCCATGCGTAAGATCGAACGTGAAATGAACGCCGCCATTCTGAACAATCAGAACTGGCAAAAAGACAACACTTCTGTTCAATTCGATTCTGAAACTAACGAGTCGAAAGTGTTTCTTTACGGCAACCACATTGCCACCATTGGTGATGATTTCGTGCAGATCTTTGATGGTGGGCATCAGTCCAACACCACCAAATCCCGCCTGAATGCGATTCTTCAAGAGCATGGAATCAAGGGCGAATGTGTATTCCAACGCAACTGGAATTGGTTCGTTCATAAGTTCGTTGGACAGGCAGGAACTTCACCTGTTTACAATGAGTATGAATTCAAAGATGGGTTCATGTTCGCCTGACGAACTGGCACATCGGGTGCCCCACACGGCACCCTCACCCCCTATACTAACTTCAGTTCAATCAAACCAATGGAAACCTTCCTCGAGACTTCCTTCCAGAACGTTCGTTCTTCCAAGCGTACTGATGAGTTTCATAAAGTTCTTCTAGATGAAGTTCTGAATGCTAATCCTGCGTGGGCAGAGTATGATTGGCAGTATGAATACCAACTGCCCGTTGACGGTTTTGGAGGTACTTTTGACATTGACATTGCTGGGTTTCGTGATGGTCAACTTAAAGTTGCGATTCTTGGCAAAGCACTCAACAGCAACATCAACAAAAACATCAAAAACTACGCTAACACTAGTGTAGGTGAGGCAGCACGATTGATGTATGCTCCTGACATTCTGCTCGAGAAAGTGTTGTTCGTGAGTGTTCTTCCCCGTGTGGCACCACGTTTCAACAAAGCAGGCGAAGTTCAGGGTTACGATGATGTCGTAAGTGCCAAAGAGCGTACCAAGATTAACACCGTGCTGCACTTTCAATACGGTGGTAAAGTGGAAGCAATCGACCTGTTCTTTGACATTGAAGGTGTCAAGACTCTGCAAGAGTTTCACACCGTTAGCATCACAAACCTGGATACTCTGACTCTGGTGTGACAGTAGGATAGGTGGCACAAGACCTCTTGTGCTGCCTCCCTGTTCGTGCCATACTACGTTCATCAGCAATCAACCCGACCGATGAAACTCTACATCCTGAAAGAAGTCCTCTACGACTACACTGACGGAATGGCAGTTATCGCTGCTGAATCTATGCCTCAGTGTGAACAGATCTTTATGGAAGAGTTTGGGTATTTTACTGACTGCAATGGTGAACGTGTGAAAGATGAAAAGGTGCAAAAAGAGTTCAACAATGCTAAGGTTACTATCATCGAAAGCGTAGGACTTGACGAGGCAGGTATTGTAGAGTATGTGTACGGTGGGGGGTGACACCCCGACAAGTGGCACACACCCCCTTGTGCTGCCCCTTGATTCGTGCCATACTGATTCCATCAACACAAGACCGATGCAAAACAAGCACCAAGAGCACCCCGAAGATACCATCCTGACAGGTGATCTGTCCGTGCTGGATTGGTTCACTGCTGCTGGACATCTGAGCGTTAAGATGGACGGTTCTCCTGCAATCGTGTGGGGAATTGATCCTGCAACTGGTACATTCTTCGTTGGTACAAAAGCAGTATTCAACAAAAAGAAGATTCGTATTGCACACTCTCACGATGAGATTGACCAGCATTATGAAGGCGACGTTGCAGTCATTCTTCATTCGTGCTTTGATCATCTGCCCCGTGTGAATGACATCATTCAGGGTGATTTTATCGGGTTTGGTGGTGACACTGAGTACAATCCTAACCTGATTACGTATCAGTTCCCTGAGGTAGTTTCCCAAGAAATTATCATCGCACCTCACACCCGTTATGAGGCAAACGATGACCTTCGTGATAGTTGGGCAATCCCTCTCACTGTGAACCTGGAATCTACCGATTCTGTTCTATTCGTGAAACCCGATGCCTGGATTGCACACGGACAGACTTCGTTCGCTGATGTCAAGGAAGTGTGTAAGTTTGCCCGCCAAATGGCAACCACCTGCCAGTTCGTGACTGATAAGGAAGCGGCAAAGATCAAGCAACAGATTAACGCTTGCATCCGTGCTGGTGAAGAGATCAACCCCGAAGATTTTGATTGTGACACTAATCTGATGCGCTTGTGGGCATTGGTAAAGTCAATCAAAGACGATTGTTTGTTCCTCTGCCGTAACAACGGACCCGCTGCTTATCTGGGTTCTCCCTATAAAGGTTATGAGAGAATTGATGCCGAAGGTTATGTGTTGACCAATGAGTTTGGTATGTTCAAACTTATCAACCGTGAGGTATTCTCTCACGCTAACTTTAACTTCGGTCGGTTTCAGGTAGCATAAGATAGGGGGCACAATCGCCCCCTTTTTTTATACTTTTATTTTTTATTATTTTATGGCAGGGGGCGTGGCGACCGTTTTCGTCATCAGGGCTACCCCGCCCCTCCTTCGCTTGTGACCTTAGTATAGGGCACCAGGCACCCCATACAACCCACCTTGTGCCACCTTCTGAACTGGCACTCTGCCCCTGACTCTACCCCCACTCTGCCCCTATACTGATCTCAGTTCAAACGACAGCGATGCGCTTTGAAGTCCGTTACCAGACCCCCTACAATGCCTGCGAGTGGCGCTCACAGTGGTTCCCCACCCTGGCAGAGGCAGAGCGTATGGTAGAGTTCTACCGCTCCTGTGGGTCACCCTCCCACGTCGCACCGTCCTCCCTGGCACAACTGGAACGATGATCACCGTAGCGTTCTTCCTGATCGGTTATACTATGGGAGCAGGGCACGTCCTGATCCTGCAACGTATCCTCCGCCGCCGATGATCAACGCTCTGACCCGCTCACGATCCCCTGAGTTTCACCGCGCTACGATGCTCCGCCTGACGATCGCTGCTCTGCTGCTCTGGGGGTTCTGGGGTCCACTCTACCCCGTGCGTAGTGTGACAGCGGACCTACTGGACACTACCGCCGACTTCCTGCGCCGCTGACCCCTTATACTGATCTCAGTTCACAAGCGAACCCGATGACCCGCACCAACGTTCTTCCCATGGACCTCTGCACCGTCACCCTGACTGAGGCACAGTGGAGCACCATCCGCACCGCCGTTCTCTGCCTGGCAGTCGACTGCCGTGTCGCTGGTAAGGGCACCGACGCAGACTACTACCTGAATGCATACAACCTCCTGCGGGATGCGATGGGGATGGACGCCTGAGGCACTGGCACACGGGGGGTGGAACCCCCCTACCCTCACCCCTTATACTGATCTCAGTTCAAACGAACCACCAATGGCAACCGCAACCTACCAGACCAACCTCACCGATCGCACCTACAACGGTTGGACTAACTACGAAACCTGGAATGTTGTGCTCTGGATTGAGAATGATGAGAGCATCTACAACTTCATTCAAGAGAATGAGATCTGCTGCTATGAGGAACTGCTGGACGCATTCTATGAGTTTGGCACAACAGAAACCCCTGATGGTGTAAAGTGGAACGACCCTAAGATCAACCGCGCTGAGATCAACGGCGACGTGTTCGACTTCTAAACTGGCACACGGGGGGCACCAACCCCCCATCCTGACCCTCTATACTGACCTCAGTTCACAGACCGACCATGACTTCTACCCTTGCCCTCTCCCTGCTCCGTCGCGGTGCCAATGGCGCTCAGATCCTGGAGATCCTGGACTCTATCACCAACGACGTAGAGCAGGCAGGGATCGACGACTGCGCCGCCCATTATGCTGCCATCAGTGCCCAACCTACTCTGAGCGAAGTCCAGTTCTGATAGCGGCACAACGGAGGGGGATGACCCTTCCCTTTTGCCCCTATACTGATCTCAGTTCAAACGACACCAATGACCCGCACCCTGCAAGACGACCTCTACGATCTGGCAAACGCAATCGCCGCTGAGATGTATGGTTGCGACCTGGACCGCCTGGACCCTGAGGAACTGGAATGGTATGGTTCCCAACTGACCGAAGACAACCTGGAAGAACTGGCAAACGACCTTGCCGCTGCCGCCTGGCAGTCCTACTGATCTGCTACAATACTCTCAGTTCAGACGATCCCATGTTCATCACCAACGCCACCGCTGATAAGGACCCCGCCTGCCAGGCAGCGATGGCAGCATACGCTCAGCGCCTGCAACGGGAGGAGGAGCGCCGCCAGCAGATCCTGGCAGGCACCTACATCCCCTGCCCTGTCCAATCCGACAACTGGTACATCAGCGACCGCGACTGATCCCACCGACCGACTAGGATACTTTCAGTTCAAACGACAGACCAATGACCAAGACCGACAACCTCCGCTCCCTGATCGCTCACACCCTGACTGAGATCGACCGCGAGTTCCACGGTTGGACCTTTACCGCTGATGACTTCGCTGGTGAGTCGATCCACGACCTGCGGGAATTCTGCTACCGCCACCACTCCCCCATCGTTCGGGCACTACCCACGACGGTGATGATCTGAGGACGGTTGGGGAACTGGTCAGAACCCCTTGACCAGGACCCCTTCTACCCCATACAATACTCTCAGTTCACAAGCGAACCCGATGACTAACCTCTCCACCCTTGCTGCTGCTCCTAGCATGGACCTGCTGCTCGCTGAGATTCAAGGGCAAGTTAAGGTCACCCGCCTGCCCCGTCGCGGTCCCCGTAAGGGCGAAGCGATTGCCGACCGCGTTGGCGGTGCTAGCACCCGTTGGCGCAACTCTACTGGTGGCAACGGTCGCCTTAAGGCAGGGCAACTCCGCGCGGATGAGATCGCCCTCAAGTCCGCACTCCGCTGACAGACCTGCTACAATACTCTCAGTTCACACGACACCTGACCGATGACCTTCCCTCAGATCCTCTGGAATGCCACCAACCCTGAGAATGGCACCATCCGCTGGAGCACCGCTTGCCAGGCAGCAAAGGAGCATGGACTGTGGGACGACTTCCGCACCGACTACGGGACCGTCCCCTTCCGCGTCGACACTGGCGAATTCCTGGTGTGGTTGGGGTATTGACCCCTGCCCCTGACCTGCTACAATACTCTCAGTTCACAACCCCAGACCAATGACCGAAGCATACGCGATCTTCACCACTGGCACCGACTACTACGATCGCCCCGAACTGTTCGGACTCTACGCTTCCGTTGATAAGGCAGAGGCAGAGGCAGCAGTCCTACGCGAGCGCCTGGAGGATCCCGACTGTGCCGAATTCGAAGGGCAGCGCCTCTATGATCAGGTGACCGTGACCTACGTTCCCATCCGCTGAGATCCTATGGGGGGTTGACCGATCGACCCCCTACCCTCTACAATACTCTCAGTTCACACCTCCGAACCGATGGCACTCTACAACATCGCAACCGACCTCCAGACCCGCCAGACCGTATGGGTCATGACCAACGTAGAAGGCGGTCGCCCTCAGTTAAACTCTCACCGTGAGGGTAACGCTGGGCGCTCGCTTGCTGCCTCTGGTATTGACGGTCTGCCCGCTTGGGAACTGGCAGCGATGCACCATGCCTACCGTGGACGGGGTTGACCCCCCATCCTAGCACACGGCGGGGCGCTTATGGGTTGGTGCGTGGCAGTCGCAGTGCCCCCGCCGCCCGCCCCGTGCGGTCGCGGCGCGTGATGGGGGGTTGTTATAAAAACGCACCACTACCCTAGGCTATAAAGTGTTACGGAAGCGATCTAAATATCAGACTCAATAAACATTCAAAATCAAAAAATTTTTCGCCAATAAAAAGTTCTCATAAGGTTGATATATAAAAAAATAAAAAAATATCAAACGAATGAGAAAAAAATCCGGAGAAGAAAAACGCCCCGTAGAGGTTGATCCAATTACTGGTGAGTATTCGATTAAACTGCCAGAGTGGATGGTTAACGAACTTTCGTGGTATGAAGATACTGAGATTACGTTTACCTTAGAGGGTAGTGAACTTATACTTTCAGAATCAGAATGAAAAAATATGATATCTATGTAAAAGATAGGTGTATCTTTCATTCAGTAACTGAAAGTGAATTCAAAACGACTTGGAATACTTTGAACATTATGGTTGGAATTATGAAGACTGAATATTGTTCAGAGGACCTCCATTATCAAGAAGTGGTTGATTGACAACCGCTACATAATACTGTATGATATGATTGAAAATTAATCAAGTTATGACAAAAGGATTTACTGTAAAGGCAAAGAGTCCAGTAGTCGCAAAAGAACCTGAATGGGACTACGATAAGGCAAGGGAAATGGTACGTGGAAAGACAATTGTATTTTGTCTTCCTGGACGTGGTGTTTCCTATACATATCTGAAAAACTTTGTTCAACTTTGTTTTGATCTTGTACAAGCAGGTGCAAGTATTCAGATTTCACAAGATTATAGTTCAATGGTGAACTTTGCACGTTGTAAGTGTCTGGGTGCAAATGTTCTGCGTGGTCCTGATCAGAAACCATGGGATGGTAAGTTGCAATATGATTGGCAACTGTGGATTGATAGTGATATCGTCTTTAACAGTGAAAAGTTCTGGCAACTTGTTCTAATGGAAAAGGATATTGCTGCTGGTTGGTATTGTACCGAAGATGGTATGACCACCTCAGTTGCACACTGGTTGGACGAAGATGATTTCAGAGGTAATGGTGGTGTCATGAATCACGAAACTCTGGAAAGCATTCAGAAGCGTCGTAAACCATTTACTGTTGATTACACTGGATTTGGTTGGGTTCTGATTAAGAACGGTGTATTCGAACACGAAGATATGAAGTATCCTTGGTTTGCACCGAAGATGCAAGTCTTTGAATCTGGTGAAGTTCAGGACATGTGTGGAGAGGATGTATCCTTCTGTTTGGATGCAAAAGAAGCAGGATTTGAAATCTGGTGTGATCCTCGCATTCGCGTCGGTCACGAAAAGTCAAGAATCATCTAAAATGGCACAAGAGCGGTATAATATTCTCTGTAAGGGACGGAAAATATACCAAAACCTTACAGAGGAAGAATACTTCGATACTATGGAGGATCTGTCCCAACAGTTTTATGAGACAGGTTCTCCAAACCCAAGCGAACTTGAAACTGAAATTTATTTGGAGAATTAAACAATGGCAGCAAAAGCAGGCGGCGGTCTCAATAAAAGAACTTCTTATATTCCAGGTCCTCCTAAAAAGTCTCGCCAAGGCGCGGGTGGGGGAACCAAGTATGCAGCGTCTTCTCGCAACGGTGCTCGTAAAAAGTATAGAGGACAAGGTAAAGGATAATGGCATACTTAAACCATAGTCTTCCCGATTGGTCTTGTTATATTCGTAATGAGTTCTTATTCAATCATCAAAAAGGACATGGTGAAGTAACCAAATGTGATGTACATTCTGTTGCAAGTATTGAAAAAAGAGTTCCTCTGTTTGAGGCATTTCTTGAAAATGGTGTGAATTGGACTCGACGTCCTCTTCACGCTTTTTGCTGGAAACAAGATGCTCCGATTGAACCTCTTGAAGATATTATGTACTGGGACTGCTTTTCACCATACATCGATGTACAAAAACGTGCTCGTCTTGCTGGATTACAGGCAGATCTAATCCGCCCAGACGGAAAAAAGGTTCTTGGGTCTTATATGTTTACTCTTGATTGGTCATGGGAGAACAAAGGCATTCCAG